TCGTACGTTTTTCATCGATGCACCTCCCTCCTCGCATGAGAGAGTCGGTTTCCCTCCCGGCTCTCTTTTGTTTTATTTGAATGTGTGATATAATGTCTTTGAGATTGCGATGACCGGTTGCAAACGGCGCGCATATATCGCCGGTTTTTGGGAGATTTCGTGGTTAGGGGCCAGCCCTGCGCCGAGCGGCGATGAAGGAAAACTCCAGTTGCCAGCACGCTAGACGGCAGTGCAACGAAAAAAGAGAGTGCTTGGGATGAAATAAACCCACGTGGCACTCTCTTTTGTTTTCATTTTATGGTATAATGTTGTTGCGAATTGCGGAATATCTCTGTGGAGACTTCCTGAAAGAGTCGGATGAGTCTGGCTCTTTTACTTTGTCTTGACTTCTTCCCTGCCTAGAATCATGTCGCTGATTTCTTCCGTGACGATTTCCAGTGTTTCAGACTTGGTTGCAAGAAGTACGATCTTCTTCACTTCAAAGATGGGCGTTACAGATTCGATAACACTCATACCACGACCAGTCCCTTTGTACGCCACGTCAGGCTTATAGACGCAACGAATGTAGACTTTATCTGTCGGCTTGTACCTTGCATGGATGGCTACCGCTGTCGCTTTTAGCGCAAACAGGCTGACCGGAACAAAAGCTTTAGGCGAAAACTCGTTGCAATAGCTTGCAATCTGGAAATCCGCTCTAGGCACAACGTTCTTGTCCTTGTAGACGTGCTCCGAAAGAACGATGTCGCCTGAAATCCAGCCCTCAAATTGGCAGATATTTTCATCTGGGTAGTTCCTTCGCTTTAGCATAAGTTAGCCCCCTTGCACAAATAATGATTTAGTTATACTATGACTATAATATGGCAAAACAATTAGCGCAACTACCTAGTATTGCTAATATAGACATTGATCCGAAGTTCTTTAATGAGCGTTATTTTCCATATCTTCAAACAATCCACAGATTTGAATGCTATTATGGTGGGTCTGGTAGCGGGAAAAGCTCTTTTATAGCTCAAAAATTGGCTTTGCACTTGACTACAATGGAAGGAAGAAACCTTCTTTGTTTGCGCCGACAAGCTAAAGATTGCCGTGATTCTGTGTTTAATGAAATGCGCCTTGCGTTAAAAAACATGAACCTTCTGGATTTTTGGAAAGTTACCACTCATCCAGAACCTCGTATGCAAAACCGCATCAACGGCAACACAGTGGCCTTTTCTGGATTAGACGATGTCAATGATTTGAAGTCTATCAAGTTTGAAACAGGCAATATGGTTGATTGTTGGATTGAGGAGGCTACGGAGCTTGAAGATGTAAACGATGTACGTGAAATAAATCGCCGTCTTCGAGATCGTAAGTTGAAATCTCGCATAATAATATCATTTAACCCTGTCAGCAGAACACATTGGCTGTATCCTTTTGTAACGCAAGAGTTGCAAATGCCTGGAGTCGATTCGTTTATTTTGCAGACGACCTATAAAGACAATGCTTTTCTTCCCAAAGACTATATCCAAGAATTAGAACGACTTAAATACACCGATCCGTACGCATATCAGGTATATGCACTCGGAAATTGGGGCACGCTTGGCGTCTCCGTTTTCAACGCAAACAAAGTTAGTGCACGCCTTGCAGAGCTGGCATCACTTGAGTATAAGAAGGCAGAATTTTCCTATGAGAAGGATGATATGGGTAGATTTGATCCGAAGTCTACTCGTATTTTTTATCATGCTGATGGCGAAACAAAGATATTCAAGGAACCGGAAGAAGGCGTTCCGTATGTCATAGCGTTTGACACGGCTGGCGAGGGTTCTGACTACTATGCGGCTCATGTTGTAGATAATATCACCGGCGAACAGGTTGCCGTCTATCACTCTGTGCGTGATCCTTCTGACTGTATTATTCAGATATTCGGATTGGGGCATTATTACAACTACGCCTTGCTGTGTCCAGAAGTAAACTTTGACTCGTATCCTTTGAAGAAGTTGCTTGAATGGGGCTATCACAAGATTTACACACGCGAGTCTGCTGTGGATAGAACTGATTCGATTTACGAGCAGAAGTTAGGGTTCAGGACGACCAGCGCAAACAGGCAACAGATGCTTTCGGAGTTGGTTGAGTGGGTGAATGAGAACACGCATCTAATCAACGACGCTGATACGCTGAACGAAATGCTTACGTTTACAAGGCAGAGTAGGAAACAAAAGGGTATCTTCTGGGCAGCTGAAAACGGTGCTAAAGACGATCTCGTGATGGCCGCAGCCATTGTGTTACAAGCACGAGAACAGCAGATTGCATACAAGGTGAAAGCGAAGGTGAAGAAGGGCGGCGTGTATCTGATGGAAGATATTGAGAAAATGTTTAAGCGTGGCGAGATTAGTTCTGACGAGAAGAAAGAACTGATGAAGATTTCAGCGGATACGTATGGTGATTATGGTTCCGCTAAGATGCAAAGGAGCAGTGCAAGGTATGCTAGGTAAAAGGTTGGCCGAAAAACTAATCCAGCTTATCCATGACAAGAGTAACGATGCAGAGTATATGCTTGGCGAGATTCAATTACATCAAAATAAGCAAAATGATCAAATTAACGCCAAACTTGATGTAATTGAACAGCTCTTGCGTGATTTGGTAGCTAGGGATACAATGACAGAAGAAGTTAAATCTGCCGATTATTACAGGGACAGAACAGGGTTGTATTCGTACAAGGCACACGAGAACAAGATGCGTGATTATTACGATAGGCCAAGGGACAAGGAGTAAAGGATGCTTCAACCGGAAATCTATGAGGACAAACTAGAGCAGAAGAACACAAACGTTCCTTTGCAGGACTTGATGGACGATGAACAGCTCAAGCGTGGGCAGTATTATGCTAATCAGTATTTGATTCGCCGTGGCGAAGTTGAGCAGATGAAGTCGGAGTGGGACGAACTGTGGCGTTTGTACGCTTGCGAACGTGATCCTGACCCGAATGACCCGAATCTGCCTAATTCGTTTATTCCGTTGATTACGCCTGTTGTCGAAGGACAGGTTGCGGCGATGATGGAATCCACGATTGATTTCACTCATGTGACTGACAATCCTGCTCACGAACAGTATATGCGCCAGTTGGACGAAGCATCTGCATGGTTCCGCAGAAAAGGCAACTTCAACCTGCAAATGAAAGATTTTGCGCGTATGTATGAAGTTCTTGGCGGTGCATGGATTGTTCCGTTGTGGGAAAAGACTCACTCGAAAAAGAAGGGCGTGCCAAGCGGATACCCTCGCTTTACCGTTCCTCCGATTCAGTCTGTCTTGGTTGATGGACGTATCAAAGACTACAAGGACTTGCAGAACGCAGAATACATCATTCACGAGATTGGCTATCAGTCGATTGGTTGGGCGAGAAAAGAATATGGCGATGACATGGCAGAAGCGTTGGCTGCTGGTTACAACCGTGAAGACGGCGAAGAACCGATGCAGTCTTATGACGACCGCAATTCGTTCCAACTGCTTCATGTTTGGACTCGTGCCAATGAAAAAGGCAACCTGCAACTGATCGAGATGGATGTCAATGGACTGATTCTGCGTGAGTCTGATCCGTCTAAGCCGTACTACGAGAAGGTAGACAACGAGTATCCGTTCTACTTTGCTCGTATGATGCCTAAGCAGGGCAATTTCTATGGCTATGGTGATGGCAAGATTCTGAAACCGATGCAGTACACCGTGAATCGATTGACCGATGAACTTGAATTGGCGGCTCGTTTCTCTGCACAGAGCAAGGTTGCGATTGATCCTAAAGGAGAATGCGATGTAGAGCAGTTTAACTCTGATCCTAGCAAGCCTATCATGATTACCAATCCAAACCAGAACATCCGTGAGTTGCAAGCCGGTGGTATCAACCCTGTCGTGGTGAACATGATTGAGTTCACTTTGCGAGAGGCACAGAGAGCCACACGGTTTGCAGACATCATGACCGGTCAGAGCATCGCAGCTTCTTCTACCGCTACTTCCGTCAATGCGCAGATTCAGCAGGGTTCGGTTGGTATCAAGGACAAGAAAACTGATATTGCCGAAGCAATGGCATGGGCTGATATGTACGGCATCAAGATGTGTTTGCAGTATTGGAAAGCTCCTTTCTGGGCTAACGTAGTTGGTGAACGTGCAGAGTTTGTCGATATGCAGGAAATGCGTGAAGCACCTGCCGCCAAGCCTTTGTCTGCCGCTAGTGTTTCCAAGATGATTGAAGATAATGTTCCGATTGAAAACCTGCCGACATTCGAGTTGGTTGAAGATGATGACGGCATTACGACTACCGACTTCGACTTTGCAACTCGTGTCGTAATTGGTCAGGGTATTGGTCGTGGCAAAACCGAAATCTACAACATGGTTATTGGACTTGTCCAGCTTGGTCTTATCACGCCTAAACGTGCCAAAAAGCTCTTGGAAGATACGCTTGGATTCAAGCTGTCCACCGATGAAGATGATCGTTTGGAAGAACAGCAACAGCAAGCAATGATGCAACAGAACGCCTCGCAGATGAATCCTTTAGGCAATCCCAATGTCGTTCAAAAGCCAGTGCAGATGCCAGCAGAGAATCAGATGTCCACGCCTGGCATTGGCTCGATGGATCGAAGGGTGCTCGCATGAGTCTTGAACATCAAATGATGGTAAATATGTTCTCGAATCCTGACCCGCATAATACCGGTGTTCATAACATGCTAATGAAGCTCTATCCGGCGTTTGCCAAGAAGGTGTTTGAAGGAAGTGGTTTTATTGGGAAGCTTGTGCGGATGGGCTACGATTCTTCTGATGTGCTGGATTTTCCTATCTGTGGACGGTGCGAATCGCTGGCGGCACTAGACGGATACCATTGGAACGGAAAGCAGTACGTCAACAAATGCACGTGCATGAAGGAAGGTTGCGGTCATACGACTGTCAATCCGATAACTTTCCGTGAGTGGATTCGAGATGAAATAAGGCACAAGGCTCCGAAAGAAGTCATAGATCAACTGGACGATTTGCTCGATATGGCTGTAGACCTCTATGCCAAGCAGATGATGGCGAAAGCAGAACGAGATTTGACCGAGGCGTTGGCACTGAAAAACGGTGCGATACGTCAAGCAGGAAGTATTATCATGCCGGATGGCGAGACTCACGTGGTTCCTGCAAAGATTTCTGTAAACGAGTTTTCCATGTCAGACAAAGATTTCAAACAAACGTTGGATTAAAGGAGAAAAATTATGAACTTCGGACACGCAATTGAAATGTTGAAAGACGGACAGGCTGTCGCAAGAGAAGGTTGGAATGGGAACGGTATTTTTATTCGGCTTCAAGTTCCAGATGAAAATAGCTTTATGAGTGCGCCATATATTTATATTGATACAACCGAACTAAGAACTAGCAACCCAAAGGCTCCCAAAGTTCGCGTTCCGTGGCTTGCCAGTCAAACAGATATGCTTGCAGACGATTGGTGTGTTGTTGGTTTTGAGGTGGCAGAATAATGTACGACAAAGTAAAAAATCGCATCACAATGCCGCACACCGTTCCCATGCCTATTCTTGATGGCAAGAAGTACACCATGAACGACATCAACGGTGGCACGACTAGAATTGCAGACCTGAATATTCCAACCAACACTTTCTGGGGAGGCAACGTCCTTGTTGTTGGCATGGTAAATGAGCTTGGATTCTATGCCTGTCCTAGCCGATACGACAACAGTATTCAGGGTTTCTACATCCACGATGGCACAAAGGTGACTGAAAAGGGCAAGGCTTTGCTGGCTAAAAGATTTCCTGGCATCGAGATTGTGTACGAACCTGTTTCAGATGAGGTCACTCCGGAAGAAGCAGAACACTTGAAAGAGTTGCGTGCAGAAGCGATCAAGGTCGGTGTGGCTTCACAACAGATTACGCAAGTGTCTGCCAAGGAGCTTGAAGGATTGATTCGTGCAATGGCTAGTGGAATCAATCAGGCAAATGTTGTTGAAACGGAATCCTTGACTGTCGAGCCTTACTCAACCGAGATGGTTCACGTGGACAACAGCGGTAACGAGCGTGTTTCAAAAGAAGATCGTGATATGATGGAACAGCGTTCGACAAGACGTGCAAGGAAGTTTGAAGTCTGATTTGCACCCTGTGATAGTATGTATATGAGAGTTTTAACTCTTTAGGAGCTGGCAAAGAGCTTTGATCTTTGTAATATGAGTCGCCGGACTTTAATCACGGAGGAATGTTATGGACAAAAAGAACCTTGAAAATCTCGAAGATGATGATGTGATGGAAGCACTTCGGAAACTTGGTGTTGTGGATGAAGGTGAGGAAGCAGTAGCCGAGCCGGACGAGAAGCAAGACGGAGAAACAAGTGACGAAGTGACTACAGATGAAGATTCTGACATTGAAGAATCGACAGAGGACGAATCCGATGTAGTTGAACCGCAGACCAAAACATTGTCTAAAGAGGAAAAGGCAATCCTCGCCTTGAAAAAGGAACTGAAACTAGCCAAGCAACTACTCAAGGAAAAAGCAGACGAGTCAGAACGGGTTGCATCTGAACAGCGAAAGGCCAACGTGATTCAGAGCTACAAGGACAAAGGCTATGACGAAGAAACAGCCGTCCTGTACGCCAACAACGAACTCAAAATGAAAGTCCTTGAAGAAAAGCTGGCAGTCACAGAGTTCAAAGAGGAAAATGCCGAGGTTCTCGCCAAGTATCCAGAAGCGAAGAGCGATCTTAAGTGGCTGATGGACGCTGTGGAAAAAACTGGTCTTAGTGCCGAACAGCTTTGCCGTGGCAAATACGGTGACTCCATGAACAAGTCAGACCGTAGAGCCGATGACGCTATGAGGGGCAGGATAGATGACTCTATCGAAGATGTTGCAAGCTCCGCAATCCGTAGCGCGAACCGCCAAGTTGAACAGTCCTTGACCGAAGCAGATCGCCGGAACAAAACGCAGTTGGAGAAGCTATCCGGCGTGAAAATCTCCACAAAAGACTACTTGAACTACTACAAGAAGAATTTCAAATTGTAAGAAAGGAACACAATTATGAAAGTTGTAACTCCTACCAATAGCCCCGTTATCCCGTTTTACGTGGGTACTGGCGGCGTTCTCAAAGGTCAGCTTGCCATGGTTTCGTCTAACACCGCCATTGATGCTACCGAAGGTCAGTCTACCGCCGTTCTGATTGGCATTGCTCAAGATGACTATGATGCCGCAGAAGTTGGCTATTTCTCTGACATCCGTGGTGCTCTCGTTGAACTGCCAATCTACCAGGGCGGTGCTACCGATACTTTTGCCGCCGCTGATGTTGGCAAAGCTTTTGACATCTATGTTGATGGATCGTCCGGTGAGATGTATATCGACCCGAATGACACGACCGGTGCTATGGCCGTCGTCTACTCCTACAACAATGACAAGCAGACTGCTATCGTGCGCTTCCTCAGTGCATTGATCTATCTGGCATAACGAAAGGAAGGTAAAACACTATGGCTGGTACTTATGTTTCTGATCTCGGCAATCTGCTGTATGCAGGACTTGATGCCGTTTTCAACTCCGCTTTGAAAGCACCTCGACAGACCTACTACAAGAACATCGTCCATCAGAAATCCGTTGGCAAGAAGTATGGCTGGTATGAAACCATCGGTGCGATGGGTGCCGCATACGAGAAACTTGATGGCGCGGCATACACCTTCGACAAAATCGAAGATGGTGCGAAAACCACCATCACCAATAAAGAGTATGCCAAGGGCGTTGAAGCAACTCGTCAGGCTCTGAAATATGACCTGTACAGCACTTTGCAGAAAACCTTTGGTGCTCCGCTCGTTTCCCGTCTTGTTCAGCTCAAGGAAAAAGCCGTTGCCGATGCTTACAACGATGGCTTTACCAACACTGGTGCTGACGGCGTTGCAATCTTCTCCAACTCTCATCCGTTGCAGAACGATCCTGCCAAGCTGAATGACAACCTTGCGTCCGGTGCTCTGACCCCTGACAACCTGATTGCCGCAAAGAACATGTTCAATGCGATCTACGATCAGGGTGGTGAGTTCTTTGACACCATGCCGACTCATCTTTTGATCCATCCGAACAAAAAGTATCTGGCTCTCCAGATTCTGATGTCTAACCTGATGGCTCTCGAACTGTCGAACACCAAGAACGTTGTTCAGGACGTTATGCCTGTCAAGCTGATCGAGAATAAGTACATCGACTACAATACATCGACCGGCGTTTCCCCGTGGTTCCTCATCGACATGACCATTACCGATGCTGGCTGTGTCGTGCAACAGGAAGGTGGCACGGAACTCAAAACGTGGGAAGATAACAGCACCGGTAATCTGCGTGGTATCGCTAGAGAAGATTATGGCATCGGATTCATCTCGCCTGGCTATGGTGTCATTGCATCAAGTGGTTCCTGATCCTAGCTAATCCAAAGTCTTAAGGGGAGCGGAGAGCGATCTCCCTCCCTTTATTTTTAGAAAAGGAGAATCTTTATGGGATATATTGATCCTATCAAGCCTACTGCTGACAGTGATTCTGTTGCTTATGGCACTACCGGTTCGCACGTTGCAGATGCAAAGGTGAACTACACGACCGGCGATCTTGATGCAGAAGCGGAAATCATTGCGGCTTTCAACACGACCAACGGCAAGATCAACAGCATCCTTGCGATCCTTGAAGAATTTGGCTTGCTTGCCAGTTCCTAAGATTTGCGTGATGTGCTAAACTAGAGGGAGATAGGACGATGCGCCTACTCCCTTTTCTTTTAAGGAGGATTTCATGTATTTTACTACCGAAAAATTTGCCAAGATAAAGAAGATTGTAGGCGTTACTGCGTTGGATGCCACTGCTGATACGCTTGCAGAATATGGCGAGAATATCTCGTTCGTCTGCGTGACTGGCAACATCTGGCTGAATCCAAACGCTACTGCCGTTGCTGATGCTACCGCTTTCAAGTTGACTGCCGGTGATGGTATTGACTTTGCTTCTCGTTCTGACAGGGGTGTAAGCATTATCTCTGATGCTACCGGTGCGACATATGAATATTGCGTCTGGGGGGATCTTCTGTGATTAGCAAGAGATTACATCCTGCTAGTTTTAGTAACGTTAATGCGCAATTGGCGCAAATTGTGCAGGAAACTGGCATACACGGTGTCAAGTTTTTGAAATCATCTTCAAGCCC